CCCAAACAGGTTTAATTTTACCGATGCGTCTGGCGCCGATATTATTTTCTTCCCTTTAATTTCCGCAGCTCATGCACTTTTCGGATATAGCGCACCAAGCGGAACGCCTGCTCAAATCGTAGCTAACCAAAACAACTATGCGGGAAGTGGTCAAACTGCAATCTGGCGATTAGATAGCGATGCTGCGAGAAATATAACTGGAATTCTCGCGCCAACTTCAGCGCGGGGAAAGTTTTTTTACATTTATTACATCGGTGTAAATTCGATTGTATTAAAAAACGACGACGCCGGGTCAATTGCGACTAATAGAATTCTTCCCACGTCTGGGGCTGATATTACCCTAACCGAAAACCAAGGGTGTGGACTTTGGTATGATGATGTGACAACTAAATGGAGAGCGACTAAACTCGCTTAGGAAAATTTATTTTATGTCAGACATATCAATAACAATAACGTACACACTCCCATCGGCGGACGCTCAATCAATTCTAGCGGCATGGAAAGAGCTAAGACCAATGAATGCAGGAGAAACAACGGCTCAGTACGCGAGAAGAGTTTTAAAAGAATTAGGTCAAGAGGAAGCAAGAAAAGGGAATGCTCAAATTACAAGCAGGCTTAACTCCTCTTTTAGTCCAAGTATTATAGCCACATAAAGACAAAGGAAGATTATGAAAATAGATTTTAGTTTTCAGTTATTGGGATTAAACGGAAAGCCCGCTGTATTTCAAGACTCGACCGACCCAGCTTCAACAACTTTAAAAATGACACTCGGGAAAGTGGCCGGTTTTTCTTTAGTCTCATTAACTGCAAAAAGTGGAATAGAAAAAGAGATTAACGGGTCTCTCGCCATGAAAGTTTTTGGTGGCGGGAAAGTTGACGTTTCCAGCGAAGAGTTTTCTAAGATTAAAGAGGCTATTGGAGATATTCAGAGCTCTATCGTGGTCGCACAGGCTTGGAACTACTTAGAAAAACATTTTAAAAAAGATGACTACGCTAAAACTTGATTTATCTTTTTAGGGTGCGACAATAGTTAGAGAATGCCGAAAGAAGAACTAAATTTAAAAACTATTCAGGGCGTAGAAATTTTCTCAGCGGGGACTTGGAACGATGATACCTATACCGTGGACGACCTGGATGAAATGGTCCGCGCCTATCATGATAATTCTCTAACATTGCGTCCACCCCTTAAGCTCGGACACGACGACGACCAAAAAATATTACAGCAAGACGGATACCCGGCGGCCGGATGGGTCGGCAATCTTTATAGAAAAGGCGAAAAGCTTCTAGCCGATTTTGTCGATATTCCCGAAAAGATCTATGAACTAATCGAGCGCGGCGGCTATCGAAAGGTATCCTCTGAACTATATTGGGAAGCAGAAGTAAACGGCGTACTTTATAAAAGACTACTCGGCGCGGTCGCGCTTTTGGGTGCCGATATACCGGCGGTCTCAAATCTTAGAGATATGCTAGCCCTTTATGCTCAATCGAACGTTTCTAAAAAAATGTTCTATACAGAAGCCAAGGGTACCCCTACCATTAAAACATACAGCTTTTCTAAGGGAGGTAATCAAGTGACTGAAGAAGAAATTAAATTACAAAAAGAATTGGACGCAGAAAAAGCGAAAGCCCTAGCTCTTGAGGGGAAAATCGCAGAATTTACGGCCGCTCAATCGGAAAAAGACGCTGAAATCGAGGCGTTTAAAACTTATAAATCGGAAATTGAAGCAAAGCTTTTAGAGTCAGCTCAAAAAGAAAAAGATGCTATTTTAGAGTCAGAAGTTTCTAATCTTGTGGCGACAAAGGTAATTAGTCCAGCTATGAAACCTTTCGTAAAGTCTCTTATCGGGGACGAAAAGAAAACTTATAGTCTTAAGATTGGCGACAAAGACAAAGAGTTTTCCAAGCTAGACTTAGTTAAAGAAATCTTTTCGCTTCAATCTGAGGCGCTTAAGCTCAACACGAGCGAAAACACCATAAACGGCGACATAATTCGTCAGGGTGATGTTTCCGACGAAGAGCTTACTAAATATGTTTCTGACAATGAATGTTCGTACGGTGAAGCGTATCGCGCACTTTTTCACGGCAAACTTGTTCAGAAAAAAGACTAGGGGAGGAATAGAATTATGGGACACTTAGGATCAATTTCATTTAAGGTTTTGACGACACTTGCTCAGTATAGAATCGTTGCAGCAAATACAGCCGGCGCGAACACAGTTATTTTGCCATCGGCGGCGACTGTTTCCCCGATTGGTGTAACGGAAGATACGGTCAAAGACATTACGCAAGCGATTCCGGTTCTATGCGCTGGACAAATTGCAAAGGTTTTCATGAACGAAACTATGTCAACCGGTGGTTTAGTGGCTTCGGATTCATCGGGTCGAGGCGTTCCACATGTTGACACTACTGCGGGAAGTTATGTTATCGGGCGATTAATTGGTCCGAACGTTTCGGCGACGGGAACTATCTCAGACGTTTTAGTTATGCCACATTTCAAATCAGTTCCGTAATTGACAGATTAATTTAGGGAGGACTTTATAAAATGCCATTTCAAAATCAGATACACGTGGACACACTACTTAGTCAGATCTCGATTAAGTATAGGAACCAAAATTATGTAGCGATGGAGTTATTTCCTGAACTAGGAGTTAAGAAAAGCTCTGACCTTTACCGCGTTTACAACAGGAACTTCAGAATTCCTGAGACTAACCGAAGCTCAAAGGGTGTTGCGCGAGAGCATTCCTTCGAAGTAAGCAGTGCATCGTACACACTAGAACGACACGCACTAAAGGAATATGTTTCAGACAACGACGCCGACAACTATGACCTGGCCGATCTTCGCTCTGAAACGGTCGAGGAGTTAAGCGACGTTATTTTGCGACGCTTAGAAAAAAGCGTTTCTAGCTTAATCACTACGACCTCGTGGTCACAAAATTTAAGCCTAGCTGCCTCGGCCGCATGGAACGCGACAACCACTGTAGACCCGGTAGCACATTTCGATACCGGCACGGCGGTAGTCGTTCTTAACAGCGGGTCCGCTCCAAATCGAGCCGCTCTCGGACTTGGCGCATGGCACGCGTTTAAAAATAACTTTCAAATTTTAGACCGTATTAAATATACGTCAAAAGAAGTTGGGTACAACATGGCCGCCGCTCTCATTGGCGCGGAGAAATTTATCGTATCCATGGGGTCCGAAGACACTTCGAATCTTGGTGCTGCTGACTCAATTTCTGCATTATGGAACGATGCTGTGTTCTGGGGTTATGCACCTCCTGCACCTGGTCCGCTTAAAGTTTCTGCTGGATACGTTTTCAGAAAAAATATCCCAATGGTTAAGCGGTATCGTGTCGAGGAACGTGAAGCAGACGCGATTGAAGTTAACATGGAATATCAGGTTAAGGTCGTTGCATCTCTCGCCGGATTCATTATTAAAGACGTAACCTAACTGTGGTTTTGATTATGTGATAGAAAAGGGCTATAGGTAAATCTATGGTCCTTTTTTATTTTGGGGGTAACGATAAATGAGCGGACGACAAACTATATCAAAAGAAGCGGAAATGACTACGCCACACCACGAGCACCGGCTAAGAATGGCGAAGCAAGCGAACGAAAAAGTTTCAATTATAAAAACATATTACAAGTGGAACTTAACGCCTAATTACGACCCGAAAAAAGGTAGAAAGCTAATGATGGTTCAGAAAACCGTTACCGGCTCAACTAGCCTTTTTGTTGGCTGGGAGAAAAAGATTCCTGAGATCTTTTTTCAAAATCTTCTTAAAGACGGTCACGCAAAGACTAGCAAAAAGGGCACGATAGAATTAATCACTGACGAGGAGTAAATTTTTGGGACTTTACGCCACAACTACCTCACTATCCACGCGCATGATAGGAGTTACCTTTGACTCTCTCACCACTGCGCTAGCCACGGAAATGATAAACGACGCCGAAAGCGAAGTTAACAAATACCTCTCACGGAGATATAACTTATCGTCGGCCGATTTTCAGACAACTACCGGCATCCCCCCACTAGTGCGGACACTTTCCACGCGCTTGGCCGAGGGGTACATGTGGAAATCTAACTCACGCGGCGGGAAAGAATCACTAAAACGCGGAGAGAGCCTAGAAAGATCGGTCTTAGATAATCTAAAGTTAATTGCAGAATACAAGTCAGACTTGACATTGACTAATGGAAGTCTTGTATCTGAGGCAGTTAATAGCGCGGTAAGGGTGCTTTCAAACACTGAAGACTATTCAAATACTTTTAATGAAGACGATTCTTTATCGTGGCAAATTGACGACGACAAGCTGACAGATATTGCTTCCGAAAGGGATTAAAAATGCCCGCTAACATCCAGGCAATTTTTGAAGGTAAGGAAGCAACAAAGTTTTTAAATAAGCTTAAAAAAAAGGCCGGAAGCTTAAAAGACGGGTCTAAGATTCTTGGCGGCATTATCTCGGCGACGGTATTTCAGGACATAATCTCCCACTTTGATCAAGAGGAGGGAAGCGACGGGGCTTGGACTTCATGGTCTGAGAGTTACGCGATTTCAATGAGTAAGCGTGGTCGCGGTGGTAATAAAATTTTACAAGATTCTGGAAAGCTTCGTCAGGGCATTCAGCCTGGAAACTATCGAGCACAGATGGGCGGCATACTATTTTTTAATCCGTCTAAAGTATCGGGTGGTTTTCCATACGCGGCCGCGCACGATATAGGCGGACCGAAACTACCGAGGCGTAATTTTATGTGGCTATCAGAAGACGGCATGGATAAGATTGCAACGCTTACATTAAAATGGATAACGTCCGAAAATGATTGATCTCAATAATCTAAAGGAACAACTTCAAACTATTTTAGAGTCCGCAAACACCACAACGGCGTCCGTAGATCTTTCGAGTGGCCTAGAGAGGAGAATTCAAAGGGTTTTAAAAGTAAACCCTGGGAGAATTCCAGTGCAGGCTAGTTGGTACCCGTTTGTTACGATATTTATTGAGTCAAAGGACATTGAAATAAAAAACATGGCCGCGACGCAGCTCAATGCTAAGCGCGAGGGAGTGGTGAGCGTAAAAATAGCGGGTGCGATTTGGAATTCTACCATTAACGGGGACAATGAAGTTGACCCAAGTGACGAGGATTGTGAGTCACTAATGGAAAACATCGAGGAGATTCTCCGGCGTAACGACACACTAAACGGCGCAGCAACATGGCACGCGCCTACTAATGTGGGATATTTTAATGCAAATTTAGACGAAGACACGCATGTGCGCGTAGGAATTCTTACTTTACAAACTAAGATTTTTTACTAAATTGACCACTGAGGGTTTAGCAATTGGGAATTAATACCGACCAAATCGTAAAACAATCACTAACGGCCATTGACCAACATAAAAGCGTCTGGAAAAAACATTGTAAACACGTTTCAAGATATAAAATGAAATCACTAACTGATTTCGAACACTCGGGTATCGGTAAGGCTTGTCTTCTAATTGCGAATGGGGCGAGCTTCGAGTTAGAGATTGAAACTATAAAAAAGTATCAACACAATGTTGACATTGTCGTGTGTGACAAGACTTTAGGCCATTGTTTAAAAAACGGGATAATTCCTAAGTACTGCATCGTTGCAGACTCTAATGTGAACTATGAAGTTTACATGGAACCATACAAAGACCAATTAAAGGACACGATTTTATTTCAAAACGTGTGCGCCAATACCAAGTGGGTAGATAACGGGAATTGGAAAGATAGATATTTTTTCGTGTGCAAGGACGCCGTTTCTAGCGAGTCAATTTTCGGGCAATTATCTGGATGTTCAAACTACATCGCGGCCGGAACGAACGTATCTAATGGCATGGTGGTTTTTCTTACTCAGTGCGACAACACGCACACGAGAAACTTTTTTGGTTACGATAAGCTTCTTCTTATCGGGTTTGATTACTCGTGGGAAGTAGACGGAAATTATTATGCCTTTGACCATTATGGCGGCGGTAAACGTTACTATATGAAGCACATTTACGGTCGAAACATGGCCGGAAAGCTGTGTTACACGTCTAACAATCTATCTTTTAGTGTTCAGTGGCTTCAAAAATACATAAGCGCATTTCGATTGCCTGTCATTCAATGCTCTAAACACTCAGTGCTGCAAACTAGTTTAAACGGCGCGCTTGCCGAGCAAATACAATATAGGTTTAAACCGGAAGACGCGGCACTTCTAACCAATATGGCCAAAAAAAAGCGTGCGCTCGTGGTGGATCTTGCTAAGATTGAGAGAGGCATAACAGACATACAACTTGCACACCATTTCGCACGACTAGCGTCTTGTTAAGGGGGATTAGATTATGGCAATTGGACAGGGTGGATTAATTTCGGGGCTTTCGTACCTAGCAATTGGTCGAGAGACTACGCTAGGAACATATACAACGTGCGCATCGGGCATGGACTTTTTATCATCGTCTCTCAAGACGGTGAAAGAAAATAAAATTTTAGAACAAATTCAAAGATCACGGACTTACTCGGCTAGAATCTCTTTAAGCAAAGTGGTCGAGGGTGAAGTTGAATTTTATTATCAGCCTAGACTTGATTCTAGCAATTTCATTTTACAAAACTTTTTCGGTGGAACAATTACTAGCGCAACGGCAACGGGCGAGACGGTGGGCGCGGGCGCAAATTCTGCAATAACTCATAGTTTTAATATTGGTAACATGGACCAAAGCTATCCTTCCCTGTGTTTGAATGCGAGAAAAGGACCGAGCGGAACTGGTAAAATTTGGCAGTATAGCGGCGTTCGGGTCGACGAGCTTATGCTCACGGCCGAATTGAACGAGCCATTAATGGCAAAGGCCGCTTTTGTTGCGATTGACTCAACTCAAGTCTCAAACGACGTGCAAACAACAACGGCGGCATTTTTGCCAACGGCGTCTGTACTTTCATTTGTTGACGGTAGGTTTTCGGTCGAGGGGACTTTCGGGTCATTAACGTCTAGCTCGTTTTGGCATGTGCAAAGCGCAGAATGGGGCTGGTCTAACTCACTGAAAAAAGATGACGATTCGAGACGAATCGGGTCCGACTTACTTGGGGTGCTTCCTCCGGGAATGGCGCAATTTACACTTAACTGCAAAATTCGATTCGACACAACGACCGCTTATGATGCGATGATGAATTCGACTCAACTAGCGTGCCAATTAGAATTTTTGGGCCCAACACTTCCGGGTTCCTCGATTAGGCAAGGAATTAAGTTCAACTTTCCGAAGGTTTTTATTAGCGAGGCTGGTGACCCTGAAATTGGTGGGCCGGACGAATTAATAGTTAGCGACGTTATGTTTCACGTTTTACAAGATGATTCAAGCGTTGGCGGCTATGCTGTGCAGGCGCTTGTTACAAATCAAAAGACAACCTACGCATGAGTTTATTTGGTGTTTTTGGTCGTAAAAATCTTAGCGAGATCCTTGACCCCAAAAAGAGGGTCAAAATTCATGGTATTGAATTTACGATTAGAAAACTTAATCCGCTTCAATATTTGGCCGGGACTAAGGCGCTAGTAAAACTTTATGACATATACCAAAGATCAGAAGCCCCCACGGAAAAACAAATAGACGCAAGCTTCACAGCGAGAATGCTTGAGCACTACTCGGACGTTTTTATTGGCGGCGTGGTCTCAGTTAAATTAAACACGCTTGATCTAGAGTTATCCAGAAAAATACCTGAGTCTGGGGAAAAAAAACTCCATGTTGAAAATCTCCTAACCGACTGGTCTTTAGCCGAAGAGCTATACAGAAACATTCAAGAATTTACCTACGGCAAAAAAAAAACTCACTTGTCCAACTTTCAAAAGAAAAACTAATAGAATTAGACATCATATCGAAACGGTATGGAGTTTTACCTTCTAGTATGAAAAATCAATCTATTGAAAACTTTCTGTTTAATTTGCTAGTCGCCGGGACCGGGATTGATTTCGAATATAAGCAGGCAAAAAAAGCGGGCGCTAGGCGTGGAAGGGGTAAGTTTTAATGGCAAATAAAGAAGCAAGCTTACTGCTCAGAATTAAACAAGTAGGCGCGGACGCAATAGATAAAGTCGCGGCCGGTTTAGACGCGCTCAAAGAAAAGTCGGTGATAGCTTTTGGGGCAATCTCCGCTCTCGTCGTTGCTTCTGTTAAGGCTTACGGGGAGCAGGAAAAGGCGACTAATTCATTAAATCAAACGCTTGTTCAACAAGGGATATACACAAAGGAACTAAGTAAGAACTACCAAGGACTTGCTTCTGAGTTACAAAAAAAGTCGGTGTTTGCCGACGAGGAAATTGTCCAAGCCCAGTCAACGTTACAATCTTATTTAGGACAAACGAAAGTTACTAAAGAGCTTTTAAAGTCCACCCTGGACTTGGCCGCAGCGAAGGGCATCGACCTTCATTCGGCGTCTGAAATGGTCGGTAAGTCAATCGGTACAAACACCAACGCACTCGGAAGACAGGGCATTCAACTATCAGACAATGCCACAAAAGCGGAAAAATTAGCCGAGGTCACGGATAAACTGACTAGTAGATTTGGCGGACAAGCCGAGGCTCAAACACAGGGCTTAGGATCTCTTAAAGTGATGTCAAATCAAATGGGTGAAATTTTAGAATTGATAGGAGAAAAACTATCTCCGGCGATTATTGCACTAACAAAATATTTTACTGAATTTACGTTTTCGATTCAACAAAACCAAAACAGCATGGATGGGCTTGTTTCTATCTCTAAACTAATGATTAAAGGTCTAATCATTGGTTTTAGTGAAGTTGTGCAGATTGCTTCTGGTCTCGGCGCAATGTTCGGCACTCTTATGGGCGCAATGTCTCAGGCTGTCCAAGGTCAATTTAAAATGGCCTGGGAAACACTTCGCTCAGGAAACGAAGCCGCAAATGAAGAGGCGATTCAAAGGGCTGGAAAAACAACAGAGACTTTAAAACAAATAGACGAGAGCTTCGCTGAACACAAAAAAGCTCAGGACGTGGCGGATCTAGATAGAATTAAACAATCGAACGCAAACAAACAAAAGGCCAGCGAAGAGCAACGGCTCATAGACCAGGAAATAGATCTAGCTAGAAAAGAAGAAGACAAGATCATTGAAGACGAATATCAAATGGGTCTTCGAGATTTAATTCTTAAGCGTCAAATGGAAACGCTGAGCACACTTTTGGCTAATGAGAAAAATCATGAAGTTCAAAAGAAACTAATCAGAGACAAAACAGAATTAGAAAGCAAAATAAGAGCAGAGGGAGAGCGAAAAAGAGAGTTAGAGCTCAGTTTGTACAAAATGAACTTAGCTAAGCAAGTGGGCGATAACGCAAAATCACTTGCTGATAATTTAGTCGTCTTAACTAAGGGCACAAGTCAGGAGCTTCTAGTAGTTCAGAAGGCGTTAGGTATCGCTTTAATAATTATCAATACTCAGATCGCAGCGATGCGAGCAATGGCCGAGCTTGGTCCCATTGTGGGAACGATTGCGGCGGGATTAATTTATGCGACGGGGGCCACTTCGGTGGCAATCGCTTCGAGCACTCGCCTTGCCGATGGTGGAATTGTAAAATCAACTCCGGGCGGTATCCAAGCAACCATTGGAGAGGGTGGCAAAGACGAGGCTGTAATTCCATTAGACGAGGGTATGGGATTATTAGGAACTAATATTACTATCAACGTAAACGGCGGAATGCTCGGCGACGCAAACAGCGCGCGCGAGCTTGCAATTGCGATAGATAGACAGCTCTTGAAACTAAGGCAATCTAACGATTCATTAGCATTTGATAGCGGGGTAATTTAGATTGGAAATTTTAAAAGCGAACTATCTCAACACAACGACACAAGCAATTTTAACTAGCTCGACCGATAGGGCCGCATATCTCTTTGACCGAGATGTAAGATTTCAATACGTTAGCTCAGGGTTTAATAACGACTTAACAACGTCCACGATTCGAGTAAATTTCGACGAGACAATGACAGTTTCTAGACTTTCACTTTTAGAACACAATTTAAAAGAATACATTTTTTATTACAACGGCGTGACCGCGAATACTTTTGTAATTTCGGGCGGCGACACCACGGCTAGCTCATTTATTTCAAATAGCGAGACATCACAATATTTTAGATCAACCGCAATATTGTGTACGTCTGTGTCGATTGACATGAAAAAAACTATCACGGCAAATAAAGAAAAGGCGCTCGGTTATTTAGTTATTTCAGACACGCACATTGTACTAAGCAGGCCACCGGCATCTAAAAAATATGCCATTCAACTAGACCCGACTGAAGTTGTTCACACCCTATCAGACGGGGGGACTAGAATACAAAACGTCGCGGATAAATATAAAGTAAAGCTCGGCTATGAATATCTAGCCACTTCGGTGCGAGATTCGCTTAAAACAGTCTGGCAGCTTCACACTGAAATGATTTTTTGTCCATTTGGAACAACCACATCATGGGATAAAGTTATTTTTCCATGCGTCTGGCCAGGTAATTTTGAATTTTATAGATTTTCAGACGACGCCGCCGGAGCGGGCTTTAGTGGGAACATTATTTTAAAAGAGACTCCTCGATAATGGCTGAGACCATACTTTCACAAATTAAGGCCCCGAATTCTTACGTATTTAGACGTGTGCTTTTAAAAAGAAAAAGCGCAATGACGGGACTTCATGAAAGCGTATGGCAGGATATATCTTCAGACGTAAAAACGTGGGGAAGTATTCGCAGAGAGATTGATAACGTACGATACAGCAAAATTAAATTCGGCGACGTTCTTATGAAGTTTGAAAACTCATCAGGACGATATAACCCGCACGAAGACGACGCAAGTTTTTGGTTCGGGTACGCATCACAGCAAAGGAGTCTAATCAAAATAGAAGCCGGGTTTACGCATAGCACTTTGGCGTCTGATAATATTTGGACTAACACAGAATACCCGAGCACCCCGTCAGTTTTTTACGGCATTATATCGGGCGACCTTTACAACTCAGACGATAACCACGTTCAATTTTCTATTCGACCGCTTTTACAAGTATTCAGGGATTACCCGGCCAAAAACTTAACAGGTTTTACCTCGACTGGATTAACGGCCACTCAATTTTTTCAAATGATTCGGGATCAAACTGACGGCTCGAGTAATTTTATTTTTAGACCCTTTTTTGGCGACACGACGACCAATTGGAACATTGGCTCTACTAGTAATATTTATGCAAACTTAAATACCAATAACTCGGTCGACGTTTTTGATAAAACAGTCTGGGACATCATGGAAAAGTTAGCAGAGTCAGAGGATAAGATAATCTACGTCGACAATCTTGGAACATTTAATTTTACCACTCGTGATGTTACCTCGACCGTTGCGTTTCATTTTCTCGGAAATGGTTTTGTCGATACCGAATACGGTCACACGATTAAAAAAGTATCAAAATTTGGCAAGCGTCAAACTGATTTTTATTCTCGCGTTGAAGTAAAGTGGATAGACTCAAATACATTCACCGCCGTTAGGGTGAAAGAGACCGCTTTCGCTGTCACTGGATCTAACGACGCTTGGAATTTAGGACATAGAACATTTAAATTTGAAAATTTCTGGATTCCTACCATAACGGTGGCCGACACCATTTTAGATAATATTTATAACAACGTAACGGTACTAAAAAATAACATAGAGTTTACTTCGTCTTTTGTTCCTCATATTGATATTTTAGATAGAGTTAGAATGAGTTACGATTCGAGCGCATTGAATCCTACCTCACGGTGGGATCTATTCGATTGGTCGGCGGACGACACAAGTACCGCTCAAGATCTTTACTGGGACCGTTTCAGGGGAGATGCAATCCGTCTTATCGGAGCAGATTTTAAAATTCTGTCCATTGATTTAAGCTTAGATAAGTTTGAGACCAAAATAGTAGCTATCGAAATTTAGGGAGAAAAAAATGCCGGCAAGCAACACAGTAACCTCTTTTGTAACCATGGTCGCGGGCACTAAAGCGCGGGCTAGTGATGTTAATAATAATTTTAATAACTATCGCGGACATATCCTTCCAATAGACCCGACAATCCAAGCGGCGGCAAATAATTCTTACGATCTCGGTGCAACGGATCACTATTGGAGAAAACTTTATCTAGGCCAAGCCCCATTCATTAACGGGCAACAACTAGGCAAACAATACATCGAAACCCTTATCGACGGGTCGGTTCCTACCGATGTGATTGAGGATAGTTCATGGCTCACTCGGGCGTCTTTTCAGCCAAGTCATGACTCGTCGGTTAGATTTCAATTTGTCGTCCCGGACGAATACGCGGCGGGGAATAGAATTAGTCTAGGGCTTCGTGGGTTTGC